CTTCCATGTCGTTTCTCCTCGTTTCCCACTGATGTGGCTAGAGCCCTCGTCGCGTTTAAACGAGGGCTCAGGGCATATCAGTTACTGGCCGAGCTTGGCGAGCAGGCCAAGGGCGACCGGCGTGCCCAGCTGGCGCAGGGCGAACAGGATCAGGCCAACCTCGCCGAGCGAAGTCTCCTGCCGCAGCACGGCAGAGGCGGTGCGCAGCTGGAGGAGGGTCAGCACCTGAGCGGTCGACTGCTCAGGCAGCACCTCGCCAGCACGCGCCATGGCGTCGAGCTTGGCGCTCTCGCCGCTGTGGTCGGCCTTGACCAGCTCGGCAGGCTCTTCCCCTAGCTCGCGCTCCAGAGCACGAGCCCGGCGCAGGTGGTATTCGCGGCTGGCCTTGCTGATGTTGAGGTTGGTCGCCAGACCGCGATGGGTCTCAAGGCTCTCATGGGCGATGCGGGTCAGTTCGGATACGTTTGGCATTTTCATTCTCCTCGTTGGTGGTGTCTCCGCTGATGCGGTTAGAGCACTGGGCTGCTTGCGCAAGGCCCAGTGCTCAGAGCGTATCAGACGATTTTCGCCTCAACCACCAGCACCTTGGCCCAGTGGGCGTTGTTGCGGTGGCTGCTGGCGTTCTTCTGGGCCAAGTCCTCGCGGCTGGCCCAGCCAAGGTCGAACCACTGGTTGAAGTTGGTCGCCTCGACGGCGGCCACGCGCTCGGCGTGCTGGCCGTCGATGTAGGCCTGACGGTCAGGGTTGGCGGCGATGAACTCCTTGGCCATGGCCAAGTTGCGTTCGTAGCTGTTATGCTGCCAGCTGCCTGCAGGGTGGTTGGCATATTCGCCGTAGACGCCACCTCCGTTGGCCTCCGATTGGCGATAGTCCCAGTTCTCGCCGTCCCGCACCTGCGCCCGCTTGCTGTGGGCGAGCAGGAAGGCGCGCTCTTCCGAGCGCTGGCCGATGACCATGTGGCTGTAGGTGCGGCTCTGCGATGTGCGCTTGAAGATGGTGCCATCAGGCGCGGTGGCGATGTGCTTGGTCTTGGGCATTGTCTTTCTCCTCTTGGCAACTCATCCTCGGCCCCCCGCTCGTGGCGTGGGGCTCTGGGGAATTGTCAGTCCTTGATGCGGCGTCCTTCCTTGAAGCTCTTGGTGCAGCTGTAGAGGACGCCTCTACCGTAATTGGTCAGCACCTCGAAAGTGACCTCAGGGTGTTTTCTGCTGCGCGCCTTGGCATAGGTCACGGCATCGGCGCTGAACTGGAAGCGGGCGAAGATGTCACCGCCGGACATGCGGACGATGTATGGTAGTGGCTCCATGTCGTTTCTCCTCGTTGGTGGTCTCTACTCAATGCCGCGTCGAGCGCAAGGCTCGGCGCGGTGAGGAATAGAGCGAAGCATCTTGAGGACTTACGCTGGTCCGGGTGGCTGGAGTTGCGCGCTCTGCGTCAGTCTACGGTGAGGTTGATGATCCAGCCCTGCGGGGCTGCCTGATGGCGGGGAGGGATGCTCCTAGCTCTACAGGCCCATTGCCTGCCGGTGGGCGTCGAGCCCGATGTCGCTTCGTTCGATTGATCGGGTACAGATGTGTAAACAGTATGTCAAGCGATTGGTTGATGTGAAGCTGATGATTGCCAGATTTTGGCACGCGTGGCCGTACCTCGTGTCTATTGTCTGATCCTTGTCTGCACCTGTGTCCGTACCATTTTTGGCAGTTTTCGTAGGTGTGTCCGTACTGTCCTAACCTTCTCTAAGAAAGAGTACGCGTAAATAAAAGGTGCCCTATGGGGTAAGTCCTGCGTTTTTTGAACGGAGGTCCAGACAAGCTCAATTTACCAATGTTTTCAAGCAGTTGTTCCAAAAGCAGGTACAGACAGGAGGTTCGGACGTCCGGACAGGCGCTGTTGCGGTAGCAAGGAGCGACTTGATCTTCCCAGTCGTAGCGAGGTGATTTACCTCAAGCGAATGGCGCGACCAACCTCGTACACACCTGAAATGGCTGAGCGTATCTGTCTGGCAGTGGCTGCCAGCGATAAGGGGCTGCGAGGAACGCTGGAGGCTGATCCAGAGCTTCCGGCCTTCGGCACAGTGCAACAATGGCTCTCAAAACACTCGTCATTCAAGGAGACTTACGCAGACGCGAAACGCCTCCAGATAGAGGCCATGGCCGAGGACATCGTCGACCTAGCCAACGACGAGACGCTGGACCCCAACGACAAGCGCATACGCATCGACACTCGCAAGTGGCTGCTTAGCAAGCTGATGCACAAGACCTATGGTGACAAGCTCGACGTCACCAGCGGTGGCGAAGCGCTGGCTGCGCCTGCCCACAGCATAGACGCACGAGTACAGTCGATCATCATGCAGGCCCACGCACGCAAGCGCAGTGGCGCTGGGCTCATCGAGGCGCTGCCCGACGAGGCGAAAAGCCTGTTGGAATAGGCCGATCGCGGGAGGCACTTCGGGGGTATCCCCCGCCTGTTCGCGAAGGAATGATCGCTCTAGAAATTTTCGCCTATTGCCATAAGCAATTGCTTGCTATACCACCGCCTTCTCATAGAGGAGACGAACCATGAAAATTTCGCACATGGAGCTGGCCACCAAGACGATCGCCGAGCGCACCTCGCTACGGAATGAGTGGGACAACCTGAAGGCCAACAAGCTCCATTGTGGGGTCGAGATCGAACTAGCCCGGCTACCGATCGACAGCCGTGTGCGACAGGCCATGATCCAGCTGCAGATCGACGATTTGTACAAGCAGATCCAAGAGAAGACGGCTAAATTGCGGACTATGGGCCTGACCGAAAATTAATCGCTTGCAGCAACCGGCTACTTGCCATATGACCATGTCTTAACGAGGAGAAAATGACATGTTGATCTACTATAAGGGCTTCAAGCTGCAGAAGGTCTGCCTTCGCGAAGAGATCGCGATGCACGACCCACTCCATTGGATGGCAGTCTACGAAAACGGCAAGCCGGATGAATATGTCGAGGCCTATGGAGCAACACCGGAAGAAGCGGCGGAACGGGCGGTCCAGATGGTCGGTGAGTTCGTGAGTACTTTCCGCGCGCCCAAGCCTATTCCCGGTGAGCCGCATGAAACTTACCTGACCCGCCTTGCGCAGGGCTTCGAGGCATGGGTCAACCGGCAGAACGTCCGTGGCTAGGCGCAACCAGTACATGTCGCTCAAGTATCTGGCCGTCGGCGAACATGTCGACTTCCCAATCAAGCGTCCGGGGCAGAAGGGCAGCATCCGCGTCACTGCCTGCAACTGGGGCAAGATGGCAGGCCAGAAGCTGATCACCCAGACCATCGCCACCGACCTGCCCGAGATCGTCCAGCAGGGACATCTCTGCGGCTCCAACTCCAAGTACGGCAACGCCGTGCGCGTCACGAGGATCAGCTGACATGATCGAGGAAACAGACGAGGACCGCGCCGATCGCGAGAAGATGCTCGATGGGGTAGAGGCCAGCTTCTACCGGCACGAGGGTGAGCGCATGGGCGTCAGGCCTATCTCGCGAGGGCTTGAGGCCCGCTTCGAGCAGGAGCCGCTGCCGCCACGATCGACGCCGCTGCCCATCACGCCCGAGCGCCAGACACTGCTGGAGGACGAGATCGAGCGCATCTGTCACGAAGCATGGGTCGAAGAACAATCCCCAGACCGGCAGCTCGCACGCCGGATCCTCTGCATCCCGAGGATCGCGGCGGCCCTGCGCCAGCTGGAGGTGGTCGAGAACCCGCGCTACCAGCCCAACTACAAGCCGGAGAGCAGCGATGCCCGATAATGCGCACTTGGTCGTCTATGGACCGCCGATCGTGATCGGCATCATGCTGCTCGCGGTCGCCGCCTACATCATTCGAGGAGCACGCCAATGAGCATGTTTAAACGCTTTCGCGACAGCGCCACCGGCCTGTTCACGACCCGCAAGGATGCCGAGGCCCGGCCCGGCCAGACGCAGGCCATGACGCCCGGCGAGACCAACCGCGCCGCCGATCGGCGCATCCTGCGCGCCGGGCTGATGGAGGCGGAAGGCGAGCTGCCCAACAACCCGCACCTCGCCTACAGCCTGCTCCGCTCAGCGGTCAGGACGGTGATCGACCGGAGTGCCAAGTCGTGACCGCCGAGGCCCACGCGCTCGCCACACTCTACGCCGACACCGCCGGGCAGACCGCCGAGATGCACCCACCGGAGATCATCCCCGAGGCGCAGGCGACCGAGTGCGCCGACCACCCCGAGTTCCCGACGGACCCCGACGAGAAGCCGCCCGGCTTCACCATCGGCGTCGGCTATGCTGGCGGCGGGTTCGGCCAGTACAAGCGCTGCGGGATCTGCAAGCGGGTGTTCGCCAAGACCGCGCTGAAGGATGGGAACCAAGGAGACTGACATGGGGCGCAAGATAGACACGATCGAGTTGGCCGAGACCCGCGACGGCAGGACCGCCGTCGCCAGCATCATGTTCGATCAGGAGATGGCCTATCTCTCACGAAGCCGGATCATCGAGGTCACGATCGGTGACCAGCTCGTGTTGATGCCTGCAGACCTTCTGCAGAAGGCTTTGGTCGACCTCGACAACAAGCACAAGTCGGCGGTACAAGACGCTGCATGAAGATCGAGATCGTCGACACACCGGTCGAGTATGACCCCAACGACTTGACGGCTGACGAGAGGGCCGAGCTGGCGCGGATCCTCAGCCACGACAAGCGGATCTTCTACCCGACGCCCGGCCCGCAGTACGCCGCCTTCACCAGCGAGGCCGACATCATCGGCTACGGGGGAGCAGCCGGTGGCGGCAAGACCTACCTCGTCTCGGGGTTCGCCCTGACCGAGCACAAGCGAACGGTGATCTTCCGCCAGAACAAGAACCAGACCCGCAAGTTCGTGCAGGACTTCGGCAAGATGATCGGCAACTCCGACGGTTATTCGAGCCAGCACAGCGAGTGGAAATACGACGGGCGGCTGATCGAGTTCGGCGGCCTTGAAGATCCGACCGAGCACGAGAAATGGCAGGGACGCGACCATGACCTCAAGGCGTATGATGAGGCAACTCAGATGCGGGAGTATGACGTCCGTTACACCATGGGATGGGCCCGATCCGATGACCCAAGCCAGCGCGTTCGAGTTGTGCTCACTTTCAACCCTCCCACTACAGCTGAAGGGCGGTGGGTCATTCGATTTTTTGCACCGTGGCTCGATAAGGGCCACCCTAACCCTGCCAAGGACGGTGAGCTGCGCTGGTTTACAACGATCGGCGATGATCAGGATTACGAGGTCGATGGGCCCGAGCCATTCGTGATCGCGATCGTCGACGGGGTCAGGACGCCGTGCTACGACTTCGACCCGGCTGACTATGCCGAGGAGGACATCATCCGCCCCAAGAGCCGGACGTTCATCACTGCGCGGGTAGTCGACAACCCCTACTACATGCAGACCGGATACATGACCCAGCTGCAGATGCTGCCCGAGCCGCTACGCTCGCAGATGCTGAAAGGTGACTTCATGGCCGGTGTGGAAGACGACGATCGCCAGCTGATCCCTACCCGCTGGGTCGAGCTTGCAATGGAAAGGTACAAGGATGTCACGAGCAAAGCCGACTTCAAGTGGCCGGAAATGGCAGCTATGGGAGTTGACGCTGCCCGAGGCGGTAACATGGGAGGAACTACAGGAGCTATTGGCAAGGACAAAATGGTTACCGCCTGCCGACATGACGGTCCCGCCTTTCGAATTATCGCCCCGCTCCTCGTTGCCAAAGGCGTCGACGTCAACACCGGTAATCTTGCTGCGGCCCAGATCATTCAACACCGGCGTCACAGCGCGCCTGTCCAGCTTGACGTCGCAGCTATCGGAACTTCAGTCCTCGACGCCCTCAACGAAAACAACATCCACACCGTCGCCCTCAACGGCGCGGCGGCGTCCAGTGGTCGTGATCGATCCGGCCTCCTTAAATTCTCCAACCGAAGGGCCGAGTTCCACTGGCGAATGAGGGAGGCGCTCGACCCCGAGAACGAGATCCCGACCCTGCTGCCGCCCGACCCGGAGCTGCTCGCCGACCTCACCGCCCCGCGCTTCACGGTCAAGTCGAACGGCATCGTCGTCGAGCCCAAGGCCGACATCAAGAAGCGGATTGGGCGATCGCCGGACAAGGGCGAGGCGGTCCACTATGCCAACGTCGACACCCCCAAGCGCGACCCGTCGACGGGGATGTACTCCGGCCTGCCAGCCGTGCTACAGGAGCGGCTGCGCGGTGCGTCGAGCTACGACGACAACCGGCTGAGGGAGCTTGACAGGTGAGCAAGAAGGATGATCTCAAGGCCAAGCTCGAAACGCCGCTCAAGGAAGACACCGAATACTTCGACGCGACCGCCGCGATCAAGGCGATCGAGGAGGAGCTGCACCTCGCCAAGCAGCGCATGGTCCAGCTCGAAAAGCTGTTCCAGCTGCAGAGCGGGATCAACGGCCAGCTGCTGGAGAACATGAACGCCCTCTTGCTGCGCGTGGCGGAAATGGATAAACCAGCCTCTTCGCTCATCCTGCCCGAGCGCCTGACCAACTAGGAGACGGCCCATGGTCGACATCTTCCTCATCGTCGCGCTGATCTTGTTCATCGTGGCTGCCGCAGTCACCTATGCCCGCACCGGCAAGATCAGCTGGACCGACCTCGGGCTGGCCGCGTTCGTCGCCAGCACGCTGGTGGTCGCCCTCTAGTGTGCGCCGGGAAGCCCAAGGCTCCGAAGGTCGAGCCAATCCCTGACCGCAGGGCCTCGGTGCTTCCCGACGGCGGCGACCCGTCAGTGCGCCAGACCAACCGCAATCGCAAGCGGCTGATGCCCAGCTCGATGATCTTCACCAACCAAGGCACGCTCGGCGCACCGTCGATCGCCTCGCCCGGCACCGGCGGCTATTGATGGGCACCCTGTCGTTGATCACCAAGCCGGAGGGCATCTCCTCCAGCTCAGGCCGCCTCACCAAGCGCGAGCGGCTGGACAAGCGCTTCGCCAGCGCCAAGGCGGTGCGCGACCCGTACGACGCCGACTTCACGGAGATCGAGCGGCTGGCCCGGGCGGCGCGCTCGCGGTCGACCTCTACCGGCCAGCTCAAGCGGATGGGCAACACCGCCAAGCAGGACACCGCCGGGATCATCGCCGGGCGGACCCTGACCCACGGCATGTCGACCGGGCTCTCGAACCCGGCCAAGCCGTGGTTCAAGCTGACCACCGGCGACCCGGATCTCGATGCGTTCAACCCAGTCAAGCTGTGGCTCTACGCGGTCGAGCAGCTGATCTACGGGCACTTCGCTTCGACCAACTATTACGACGCCAACAAGATCAGCTACTCCGAGCTGGCGCACGTCGGTCACGGTGTCCAGCTCGCGGTCGAGCACAAGGAATACCGCGCCGTCTATCATGCGCTCGACCATGGCGAGTGCTGGATCGCCGAGGATGATGGCCTGCGGGTCACCACCTTGTTCTACAAGCCAGCCTACACCGTCGACCAGATGGTCAGGAAGTTCCCATGGGGCCGCCTGACCAAGCAGGTTCGTGACGCCTACGACAAGGGCGACATCATGAAGCTGGTCGAGGTGATGTGCGTCATCGAGAAGAACGACGATCGCGATGCGTCGAAGCTCGACAGCATGAACAAGCCGTGGCGCTCGACGTGGTACGAGGTACGCCAGCCGGACAAGAACATCCTGCTCAAGGAAGGCGGGTTCGACAACAAGCCCTTCTCCGCGCCGCGCTGGGAGACCACCAGCTCCGAGGTCTACTCGTCGGCGGCCCCGGGCTTCCTCGCGCTGGCCGACCTGCGCGAGCTGGAGTTCACCGCCCGCCGCAAGGGCCGGGCAATGGATATGGCGGTGCGCCCACCGGTATTCCTGCCGGGCGGCCTGCAGCAGACCGCGATCAGCCTCGACCCGGGCAGCCTTAACTTCATCAACGACATGCAGGGCAAGATCGACGTGGTCCGGCCCGACAGCAACGCGCTGTCGTGGATCAGCGACGAGATCGAGCGCCTGACGCGGCGTGTAAACCAGCTCTTCTATGCCGACCTGTGGATGACCGTCACCGAGATGGAGGGCATCCAGCCGCGCAATCAGGACGAGCTGATGTATCGCAACGAGGAGAAGCTGACCCAGCTTGGCCCCGTCGTCGACCGGGTGAACATTGAGAAGCTGGAGGTCGACATCGACCGCACCTACTCGATCCTTGACAACCTCGGCCAGATCCCGCCCGCGCCGCCCGAGCTGCAGCGACGGCCCCTCTTGGTCAACTTCGTGTCGGTGCTGGCTCAGGCCCAGCTGGCGACCAGCAACTCGTCGATCGAGCGCGCCGCGCAGTTCGTCGGCTTCGTCACCGGCATGTTCCCCGACGCGGCGCTCAAGTTCGACGCGGAGAAGGCGATCGACGAGTTCGCCCGCAACTCGCACACCAACCCGAAAATCATCCGCTCTGACGAGATCGTCGCCGAGATGAAGACCGAGATGGCGCAGAAGGAGAAGATGCAGCAGGTCGCCGCCATGGCCCAGCCCGCCCAGCAGGGGGCTCAGGCCGCCGAGCTGTTGAGCCGCACTCAGGTCGGCACCGGCGGGTCGATGCTTGACCAGATGATGGGTGTTTGATGGCTGGTCAGCCGAAGGTCACGCGAGCACAACTGGCGGCACTCGACATCGAAGCGCTGATGCTCGACGAAAAATTTTTGCGTTTCCTCTCGACAGTTCGGCTGGTCGCGGGTATTGAGACTGTAGCCTACGGCCCCGAGAGCCGTCACCTCCACTTCGCGGAGGGACGCAGGAGCCTTTGGTGTGACATCCTCCGTACCGCTGAGCAAGCTCAGCCGGAAGCGCTTCTGCTTATCTTGACGGAAGAGATGAAAGCATCAAGGGAGACCTCTAATGGCCGACGAAAATACAACCGACTTGACACCGACCCCGACGGACCAACCGGCGACCGACCAGTCGCAGGCGACGGGATCGGAGAGTTCCTCGACTACGGAGACGCCACAGGCGGATCCGCCAGCTGAGGACGAAGGCACGCTGCTGACCGGCAAGGAGCCGAAGGCAGACGAGCCCGAGAAGACCCCCGAACAGCTCGCCGCCGAGGCCGAACACGCCAAGCTGTTCGGAGCGCCCGAGGGCGACTACGAGATCGCTGGCCTGCCGGACGACATGGAGATCGACAAGGCCGCCCTCGACGCTGTCACCCCGGTCGCCAAGGAGCTGGGGCTCAGCAACGAGGGCTTCTCCAAGCTCGCCAACGTCTACGCCACGCAGGTGCTGCCGCAGGTCACCGAGACCGTGGTCGACAATCTCCAGAAGGACATAGCCGCGCAGCACGCCACTTGGGCGAGCGAGGCGATCGAGCTGGTCAAGACCGACCCGATCTTCGAGGGCAAGCCCCTCACCGAGGTCCAGCAGTTCGCCGCCAAGTCGATCGACCGGTTCGGCGGCGAGGATTTCCGCAAGTTCCTCAACGACACCGGGCTGGGCAACCATCCCGCGATGATGAAGTTCGCCTATGCCACCGGCATGGCGATCGCCGAGGACACCAGTTTCGAACGTGGCAGCACCGCTCCCACCAAGAAGACCGTAGTCGAGAAGTTTTACGGCCCGCAAAGCTAGGGCGAATTGAAGAAAGGTTGATCCCATGGCTGTTCAAGCAAGTGGCGTAGCCACGCTCGTCGACGTTCTCGCGACCATGGCTCCCGATGGGAAGCAGATGGAAATCGCCGAGGTGTTGACCCAGCAGAACGAACTGCTGGAAGACATGACTTGGCGCGAAGGCAACACCGTCACCGGACACCGTGACGCTGTTCGCACCTCGCTGCCCAGCCCGTCGTTCCGCGCTTTGAATGAGGGCGTGCCGGTCACCAAGTCGGGCAGCACCCCGATCGAGGAAACCGCCGCGCTGCTCGAAGACTTCAGCCGCGTCGATCGCGAACTTGCGATCATGTCGGGCGACGTCAACGCCTACCGCCTGCGGGAAGCCAAGCCGCACATCATCGGCATGGGTCACAAGATGGCGCAGACCGTGTTCTACGGCAACGCCAACATCGACCCCAAGGGCTTCACCGGCCTTGCCCCGCGTTACAACACACTGGTCACCGCCACCTCCAACACCGCCACCAACGTCATTGACGCTGGCGGTGTCGGCGCGAACAACCGCTCGATCTGGCTGATCAAGTGGGATCCAGACACGATCACCGGCATCTTCCCGAAGAACACGGCGGCTGGCCTCGACCACGAGGACGCCACCAATGCTTCAGGCACAGGCGCTCACGGCTTCCCGGCTGCTGCGGCTCTTGCCGACGCCTCCGGCAACAAGTTCATGGGCTACGAGGATCACTGGATCTGGCGCTGTGGCCTGATGGTCAAGGATTGGCGCTACGCTGTTCGCATCGCGAACATCGATCCGTCGCTCCTGACCCTGACAGCGGCGACCGGCCCGAACCTGCAGGATCTCATGATCCAAGCGCAGGAGCTGATCGAAGACCCCGCCGGGTCGGTGTTCTACGTCCCTCGCTCACTGCGCGCCTACTTCCGCCGCCAGATGGTCGAGAAGAAGAACGCCTTCCTCTCGTGGGATGAGATCGGCGGTAAGCGCCTCATGAACTTCGGCGAAAGCCCGATCCGTCGTACCGACGCGCTCAACGTCGCCGAGGCCCGGGTCGTCTAAGCCATAGCTTCATAGAAGGGATTTCCCCATGATCACCGATGCACAAAACCGCCCCACCGGAGTGGCCCAGTCGATTGCCATGGCTGCGGGCACCACCGTCTCGACCGACAGCATTGACTTGCAGACGGCCAACCGCAACATCGGACGTTCGTTCGCGATGCGAATGGTCTGCGTAGTGACGACCGCGCTCGCGGGCGGCACCAGCATCCAAGTCCAGCTGATCCAGTCGGCCAACGCCAACCTGACCTCGCCGGACGTGCTGGCATCAGGCCCGGTGGTTCCGCTGGCCAGTGCGGTCGCAGGTGCCGAGCTGCTTGACGTGCCTATCCCCGGCACGACCAAGCGCTATCTCGGCGTTCAGTTCGTCACGGTCGGCACCTTCACCGGTGCGGGCGCGGTGCAGGCTGACGTGGTTGCCGAAACCGACAACCAGCCGTACATCACCAGCAACACTGGCCTATAATTGGATAGGTGAGGGAGACTGAATATGACCCAGATCGCAAAGATCCCGACCTTCACCAAGAATGGTCGGTACGTTGAACGAGGCCAGCTCATCGAAGACAATGAGCTGGATGACGTCGAGAGCGGGAACGTCATTCCTGCGCCTGATGGCATCAAGGAAAATGCGGTCGTCGAGATCTCGGCGATTGCACCTTCCGGCCCGAACCCGCAGAACCCGCAGCAGCTGCCGATCGGCGCGGTGCAAGTCCCGGGCGGCTACGCTCAGGATGGAGCCAAGCTTGTCGGCGAGGTGACGGTGCCGGAGAAGCAGCGCATCGAGGTGGTCGGCATCGACAAAGATGACGACACACAGGCGAAGATCACCGAGGCCTTGGCCAAGGATGATGCCAATCTGCCCAATGAAGGCACTGAAGGCACCGTCGCCGATGTCTCCGCTCGGGCCGCGTCTCTGGACGCCGCTGGGCTGGACGAACTGGAAGCGCGTGAGAATGATCGCGAAAAGCCCCGCAAGGGCGTCTTGGATGCCATCGAAGCGCGCCGGGCTGACCTAGCGTCCAGCTAGTTCCCCCGACCGTGATCCAGTGGTAAGGCCGGGTGTGAAAGCATCCGGCCTTATTTTTGACAGGCAGCCCAATGATCAAGCGGCACGAGACCCAGCCAACTGAACTGCCCGTCACGTCGGACGCACTGCGTCGCCTGCAGTTGGCGCTGGAAGCCCAGATCGTGGCGGCAGGGGCAGCCGGGGTACTGCTGTTCAATGGCCGCTCCGGCAACGTCTCGCTGGTTGCTGGCGACGTCACCACCGCGCTTGGCTACACGCCTGCGGCGGTAGGCACCGGCTTCATGCCGATCTCGATCATCGACCTGCCGCTGGCCGATCCGACGAAGCCGTTGCTGCGTTGGGATCTGGTCGATGGCATGACCTTCACCACCGGCACGGTCAGCAGCGGGATCGCCGCCACCGGCAGCTCCAGCCTGCGCATCAGGAAGAACGGCGCGGCCAACGGCACCATCTCGTCGGCGGGGGTGGTCAGCTTCACCAATGCGGTGTATGCCCCGGGCGACATATTTGAGATCTATCCCCCGTCGTCGACTGATGCTACATGGGATCAAGTGGCGATCACGCTGGAGACTACCTAAATGGCCGCCTTCAACAAAGTTAACGCCTATATCGAGAAGGTCTGGGAGAAGGCCTACGATCACGGCGCTGACACCTTCAAGGTGGCGCTCAGCAACACCGCGCCATCTTCCGCGTCGACCATCTGGAACACCACCAACTTCCCGGCTCCAGCCGCAGCCAATGGCTACACAGCTGGCGGCAACACCCTCACCATCTCGTCGTCGTCCCAGAGTGGCGGCACCTACAAGTGGGTGCTGGCCGACAGCACCTTCACCGCCACCGCTGGCGGCATCGGCCCGTTCCGCTACGCGATCATCTATCACAGCGTCACTGGCGAGATCGTCGGCTACTACGACTATGGCAGCTCGATCACCCTGTCGAACGCGGGCGACAGCTTCACCGTCGACTTCGATCCCACCACTGGCGTTATTCAGGCGAGCTGACCTATGAAACTTCCTACCCCCGAGACCATGAAGAAGCGCTTCTGGGAACTGAAGGACCAGCGCGACAAGCTGCGCGCCAAGGCCGACCCGATCCGCGCCGAGCGCGACGAGCTGTCGGTCAAGCACGCCAAGGAGATCGCCAAGGCCAACGCCAAGGTCGCCGTCGCCGAGAAGGGCTTGTACGACATCGAGCAGGAGATGGCGATGCTGGTCCGCGCTATCGGCGGTCGGATGGGTGAGCCTGAGTAATGGCTCTTTACAGCGCCACCTTCAGCATCGCCGGGGTCAACGCCACTGATCAAGTGCTGTTCAACCTCAAGACGGCTGCCACCGACCGGGCGATTATTCGTGAGGTCGGGATATTCATCGAGGTCGCGCCGACCAACGCCCCGCAATACGCCCTGAAGCGCATGAACGCGGACGGTACGGGTGGCACCACCAACGCCACCGCCGCGCTTCACGATACCGCTGACGGCGCTGCTGCGTCGCTGCTCGGCACGGCTTGGGTGACCTTGCGGCCAACGGTCACTGGTGGTCCCTTCAGGCGCACTATGGTCCCGCTGGCTATCGGCAATGGCGTGGTGTTCGACTTCACCAATCGCGGCCTGATCGTTCCGGTTTCGGCTGGGCTGTGCGGGGTGATCCTCAACGCCAGCGGCGCAACTGTCGGGACACACGGCGGCTACGTTACTTGGGAGGAATAAATGCCGATTGTGCGCCCCGGCGCACCGGGCATCGGCGGGTCGCTATTTAACGGGACCACGATCTGGCGAGCTGGGCCAGACCCTTGTCCGACACTGACGCCATTAAAATCCCGGTCGGTCCCCTTCTCCGACAACCCACCCGGCAACGTCAACGCCGACTATTGGTTCGACAACCCGGCCTATTGGTCGACCAGTGGCGGCGTCACGGTCGATGCTGGCACGGTCGGAGGCGTCGCCGTCTCGGGTTATGCGTGGCATACCGAGTTCGGCATTGTCCTTGCTGGCTACACCTACGACTATAGCTTCACCATCAGCGAGTTCACCGCTGGTACGGTCGAAGCCTATGTCGGCCCGACGCCTGTCTTTTCCGCCGCCGCAGGCGCGGCTGGAACCTTCACTGGC